AAGAATCTCCTCATAGCTGAGCGGTTGCGGCAGATCAGGCAGCATGACGCGCCTCCACTTCGACTCTCAGCCGGAATTTCCCGTCGGCTTCCCGCTCCACTATCGCCCGGGTGGGCCGCACGCGTGTGACGTTACGCTCGATGGCGTCGAAGGTCTCGGCGATGATCCCCAGTCGGGTCTCTCCGTCAAGCGTCCGGTCCCGGTACCGCCAAAGATCGGAGCCGTAGTAGGGATTCATCGGGATGGAGCCTTTGCGAGTGATGAGCACGCGGCGGATCTCTTCGGCGACGCTGATGATGTATCCGGCGTTCATCACTTCGTTCTCCCAGTCCACTTCGATAATCATGCTCTTGCCGCTCCGTCGCTGGTGGCAAAGTTCGTCAGATCGCCCCGGCTGTCGGTGACGGTGCCGGTTAGCGTCAGATTTCCGTCGATACTCACATCCCCTTTAATGGAGATGTTCCCGGTGATGGCCGCGTCGCTCTTGACGGTGATCGTCGCCCCGTCGATGGAGATATCGATCCCCCCGATATGCAGCGACACCGGAGAGCCGTCGGTGCGACTCAGAGACCCCAGCACGACCCCCGTCCCGTCGTTGTCGAACTCGATGAAGGCCACCTGCTGGCCAATCGAAGGGGTCCCTTGCACGCAGGGCAGCCAATTGGTCACGCGCCCCAGCACGTTGAGCTTGACAAAGCCCTTGTCCCGGTCGATCTCGCAGACGGTGCCGAACATCAGCGCTTCTCCTCCTGTTCCCGCCGCCACGATGCGGCGCAATGTCCTGGGTAGAAGAGCCTGTCGATCAGACGCTCGAACCGGCACAACCGTCCATAGTCGGCGCATTGATGGTGGGTCCAGGCGCTGACGGTATAGTCCTCGGTCCCATACAGCAGCGATCCGCCGACTTGGTCGATACCGATTGCAAGCGTACGCCAATAGGCCCGCAGGGCTACAGGATCACGCCTCCGGCGGAGCGACTGCCACAAAAACACCGGCAATCCCGCCACGGCTACCGTCAGCAGCGCGACGATGATCAACGCCAGCGCTCTCATACTTCGCTCCCGGCCAGTGACAAAACACCGTTCCAGTATCCCAGCTTCCGCGTCGGCGTGTATCCTCTGGGGATACGCCACACAAACACTTTGGCGTCATAGGCCCGCACCGACCACATGTTTCCCTGATTGCCGCCCAGCATATAGACGATTCCCCGTTTGGGGTCGGCCCCGACTGCCTGGGCGATATGCCCGCCGACGACTTTTCCGCGTCGATAGCGCCGCTTGATGCCGAACGCACCGAAGACGGGCCTGTCGATCGCTTCCCCAAACTCCAAAAACGCCAGAGCCGAAGCGGGGTTGGCGGGCAGAGGATCGCTCACCCCCGCTTGCTTGAGGCACCATGCCTGGGCAATGGCGCACCAGGGTGTTTCGTCGTCGTCAATCCACGCGGTGCGGGAGAATGCCTTGAAGTATTTGACGATCTCGGGATTGTCTACAGGTCCGGGGATCTCCCTGATCCCCTTGGCGTACTCCTGCAGCGCGACACGGGTCCAGTCAGGCACCCCGTCGCTCGGCACGGCCGGGGGGTGCATCAGCTCCCAGACCACTCCGTGTAGCGCCCGGTTGTTGACGCTCTTGATCGCGGCGATCGTGATCGGTCCCAGTTCTCCGTCGACGGCGATATGCCGACCCAGGAGATTGAGCGCATGCTGGATCCGTCGGATCATCTCCGTATCGGCCAGATCGACGATGATCCGGCTCCCGGGATTTTTCAGGCGATCAATCAAGCCAAGGCTGCTCATCGTCTCCCTCCTCGTCAAATCGTGCGAATTGCGCATCGTAAGCCTCGATCTGGGCGTTGAGTTTCGCGTTGGCTTCCTGGAGTTCGGTGCAGTAATCGACCAGCCGGCGGAATTCCTCAACACTCATGACCACTTCGGTCCCCTCAATCCTTCCTCCGTGCCTTGACAACGCTTCGTCAACGGACTTCATAACGCAATCCCTTGAGCGGTTTGACATGGAGCGTATGAAGCTTCGGGCACGGCCGCTTGAGATAGACGATGCGTTCGCCGCACCCGCTAAAAATCAAACACATGGCGACCCCGGCTAAGATTGATCTCGGCTTCATGCTTCTCCTTTCTGCGCAGTTTGGCCAGCTCTTTGACGCTGAAGATCCGTGCTTCGGCCCGGTCCCGCTCCGCCTGCCGGAGGGTCCGGAGCCGTTGCGTGCGGCTCTGTTCCCGTTCCAGCGCCCGCTCTAGATAGAGGTACCGCATCCAAAGCCCGACCGCCACCACCATCAGTGCCGCGACGAAGGCCAGGCGCCAACGAAGCCCTGTCATTCCCCACCCCTTTCAAACGCATCGCGAATCCGCTGGCCCATCAAGCTGATGACGTCCCACTCAGGCAGCTCCTGACGGGTGCGCACCGCATAGATGTTTCCCAGGATCGAATAGACCTCCGAGACGATGAGCAGATTGATCATCCAGGCAAAGAGCGGCCCCGCGTCCTGGCCGATCCCTTTGGCCCCCAGTGCGATAACCAGTGGGAGAATCAGCAAGCTGGCCTTGGAGAGGATCCCGTAGCGGGCACGATTGGACGTGACACTCTGCCCCAGCGCCCTGGCCTTGGAGATGCCCGTGACGAAATCGACGGCGATGAGCGCACCGAAAATCGCGAAGCTCTCCCGGTCGATGCCTGCATAGGTCAAGATCCAGCTGATGACGCCGGCAATCGTCGCGAAGATGACTTTTGCGCTTACAGCGGACGAAGCGGCCTGTGTGGCATCCATTCCGGTCGATCCTTTGAGAGGTTTTCCGAATTGTAGGCCGTCGCGCCCTGCGGAATCTACCGGCAAAGCCTCCGGGCACATACCCCCGCAAACCTCCCATAGATTCGGCTCTTTGCTCTGCTATACCATTGCGAAAAAAAGGAGCGGCATGACTATTCGGGAAACACGCTCGGCGATTGTGGAGGCACTCGATGCCCTGCCCGACGTTTCCGTAGCCCCGTACCGGGGAGAGATCAGCGATCCCAAAAAACCGTCGATCAATTTCCATCATCTCCCGGCGATTTTCGTCGATTACATCGGCGATGAGAGCGACGGGGAACGCCGCACCCTCTATTTCAACCTCTATATCGTCCATTTGAGCTTTTCCGCGAACGAAACCTACCGGGACGGAGCCCGAGGCGAACTCTTCGACCTGCTGGAGCAAACCGACAGCGCTTTGCGGCATGTCTCGGACGTCACGCTGCTGCCGAGACGATCCAAAAAGATCTACGACGACCGAACCCCCAAGGGGTATCTGAGCATCTATACCCGGGCGGTAGAGGCCCAAATCACCGATGAAGGAGTCAACGAGTGGAACCTGGAGTGATCGCATGCAAGATCGAAAAGAAAAAGGGGTGGTACCCCATCGCAATGACGGGGGAGTGGAGGGGCCACAACGCCGGGGAATTCACGCTCGATGAGCGGGCCCTCAAGCAGATCGTCCTCAATTTTGAAGCTGCCGGACTCGATATCCCCGTCGATTACGAGCACCAGAGCCTCTACGGCGTCGAAGCGCCGGCGGCGGGATGGATCAAGCATCCGGGCGGGCTGAAGGTGGAAGAGGGAGCGCTCCTGGCGCGTATCGAATGGACCGCCCGGGCAAAAGAGCGGATCAAGGCCGGAGAGTATCGCTACCTCTCCCCGACGCTCGTCTCCCACGCCACCGACCCGAAAAGCGGGGAGGACGTGGGGTGGGCGCTCCATTCGGTCGCCTTGACCAACACCCCGTTTTTCAACGAGTTGCCGCCCATCGCGGCCAAAGGGGAGACCCCCCGAAAATCATCCAAGGAGGAATCCATGACCCAAGAAGAGATCGACAAGCTCCAGCAGGAGAATCGGGAGCTCAAAGAGCGCCTCGACACTCAGGAGAAAGCCCTCGAAGAACATCGTAAAGCCGAAGCAAAACGCCAGGTGGAAGAGGCCATCGCCGCCCGCAAGCTCCATCCTGACCAGCAGGAGTGGGGCGAGACCTATGCGCTAAAGGACCCCGAAGGCTTCCGGGCGTTTGTCGCCAAGGCCCGCCCGATCGTCGACAAACCCGACGACAACCTCTATCCCGGCTCGTCCCAGCCCGATACCGCCGAAATCCCGGCCGACCGAATCTAAACCAAGGAGAACACCATGCCCTACAACGCCGTCAAACAGACCGCTGCCGTCGAAGAATCCTCCATCGTCGATCATGCTCATCCCCCCGTCATCGTCACCCGTACGATGAACGCCAATGTCAGTACGCTGAAAGCGGGCACGATCGTCATGGAGACCGACTCCGGCCTGAAAAAGTACGTCAAGCCCACCGATGATTCGGACGTGACGATCGTCGGCATCACCGTGGAAGCCTACGACAAGACCCGGGGCAACCTGGTCCGCGTATTGCGCCACGGCACCGTCGTCAAAGACAGACTCAACGCCACCGAGGAAGAGATCGCCGACTGCGAATCCCAAAACCCCATCTACGCCATCTAAAGGAGTATTCATGCCTCTGAAAACCATCATCACCCCCAAAGCGGTCCGGGAGGAGCTGAACAAACTCGGCCCCATCCAGACCCCCGTCATGGACGACATCTACCCGGCCTCCAGCCGGGATACCTACCCCTTCGATACCATCAAGATCGAAGAGGTCACCGCCATCGCCAAGGCCGTACCCGTCGTCGCGCGCGGCAGCGCCTCCATCACCCTGGGAGGCGGCAGCACGACCCAAAGCGACATCGAGCCCCTGCCTGTCCTGGTCAACAAGACCATCACCGCCGCCGATCTCAACCGCATCAAGACCCTCAGCTCCTCGGGACAGCGGGTCTGGCTGCGCAACACCATCGACTACATCAGAAAAACCACGCGCAAGACCGCCGAAGCGCTCTGCGCCCAGTCCCTCAGCGGCAAAATCGAGTTCGCCATGAAGACCGACGAGGGGATCGACACCTACACCATCGACTACGGTTCACCTCTGGGCGTTACCGACACCCTGGATCTCGCCAACGTCTCCCTGGCCGATGTCTACCTCTATCTCAGCGATCTGGCCCAGAAGATCGAGGAGAACGGCGGCGGCAGCGATATCCAGTTCCGCGTAGGGCGGACCGCCTATGCCGGAATCCTCAAGCTGGCCATCGCCACCGACAACAAGTCCGGAGTCGATATCCAGATCGGCCAGAACGCCATCACCATCGGAGGCTATGTCATCAAACGCTACGCCAGCCGCTACTACGACCCCAAGACAAAAACCTACAAAGACGTCATCGGCCCCAAAGTCATCAAGGCCGTCGCCATGGACGGAGGCTTCGCCTTCCGGTACCTGGCGATCGACGACGTGGACGCCGGGCTGCAGGCCCTGCCGATTTGGATCAACTCCGTCAAACAGAGCGATCCCAGCGGCTACAAAGTCATCGGCCAGTCCAAGCCCCTGCCGATTCCGGCCGTCAAGAGCATCTGCGACGGTGCCGTAGCCTAATACCACAAACAATTCCCCGTTTTCCGGGGGTTGTGGTCACTGTGGTATCTGTGGAGGATTCATGATCGATCGAAACGACCTGCTCAAAGAGATTTCGCTGGAGGAGCTCACCCAGCTCACCGACATCAACGCCCGGGGCACCCTCGACGAAGCGGTGCTTTCCGACGCCATCGGCGACGCCCTGGCGTTCATCGGCTCTTTCATCGAGATCCCGCCCGCCCCCTCCGCACTTTTGCGCCAGATCGCCGTGGAACTCACCATCGATTCCCTGCGCCGGCGCAACAGCCTGAACGACGACGACGAGCGCCGCAAGCGACTGGAGAGAATCGAGCGGTACCTGCGCAAGATGGCCTCGGGGCAGATCCCGACCACCCAGGCCCAGAGCCCCAACCCCTCCGGTGCCGTCTTCCGCCGATCCCGCTCCAAGCTCGATCTCAAAGGATGGCTATGACCCGGACCGAACGCCGCGAACTCGCCCGAAAACTCTACCTGGCCGGCAACGGTATCGACGAGATCGCGCAGGCCCTGGGCCTCTCCCGTCGCACGGTCCAGAACTACAAGGCCGCCGACGGGGATTGGGACAAAGCCCGCAGCGAAGCGATGCTGCAGCACGGCGGCAAACAGATCTACGAGAACTTCGTGGAGTTCATGCACGATTTCCTGCGCGAGATCCGCGAAGCCGACCTCAAGCCCGAAGTCCGCGTCGAAAAGATCTCCCAGCTCGGAGACGCCTTTGCCAAAATGCGCCGCGTCGCCCAGCAGGAAGACCCGGAACTCTACAAGCGCGGCATCGTCAAAGCGGCGCTCACCACTCTCATTTTGCATGCGAAAAAACGTTTCGGTCGGGAGTGCCTCCTCTCTCTCGTCTCCCTGATCGAAGAGCTCGACGAGGAGCTGGCCGATGTCGATTTTTGATCGGGGCGAACTTCACGCGCTCCTGGAGCAAAACTACCGGGAGGCGCTGGAGCGGACCGAGAGCCCCAGGCAGGCCCGCAAGCTCAGCAGGCGCGCCTTTCTCGACTGGCTGGCCGCCGAGATTGGCCAGCGGCGCGAAGACATCGCCGCCGTCACCGAACTCGCCCCCGCCCAGCGCGACGAACGCGTCCA